CAAAAGTTGATGAAGCTGTTGAAATATCTTCTATTTCAGCAGTTATAAAGTAATCGTTAAGTGTTCTCATTTTTTATCCTTTTTATTTGCTTCGTTCCGACTTTAAAATAAATCTTCAAAGACCAAACAAAATTGTTAATTGATTGATGGGGGATTGCTCCCCCACCAAATAAAGTATTATGAAGTAGTTAAGTCTGTAACTAATCCACTAGCTTTTTCATTTCTTGATTCAAGAGTGTACTCTGCAACCATAAATCTCTGATCTGCGTCTGCAGTCTGAGCTGGAGTTTGTAGAGTGAAATCTCTTAAGAAAGATACTGCCCAGTAGTCCATCTCTAAAATTAGAGCATCTTGACCTTTTTTAGCAGCAGTAGCATTGTTATCTCTAATGAATCTATTTGGAGCAACTTGTAAAGTTCCAAAATCACTTTCATAGACATCAATAGATGTAACTAATCTTCTGTCCTCTGCTTGGTCAAATCTAGTTGAACCACCAGTAAAGCCAGATAGTTTTTGTTTATTGAAAGCACCAACCATAATCATGTTAGGGTTTCCACCTTCATTGAAACATTGTCTCAAAACACCTTTTAACTGATCTTCAGTAAAAGCTCTTTGAGTTCCATCTGTTCTAACAGCTCCACCACCAGCACCAGATCCACCAGCACCAGCATCAACATTAGTAGAAATCCAAGTTTGAACTCCTCCTAATTTTCTAGCAGTTGTAGCATCACCAGCAGCAGCAGCAACATTTGATAAAAGAGCAGTTTCCATATCTCTTTTTAATTCTTTTGCAGCTTTAGCTACTTGATAAGCTAACTCATTATTTCTACCAGCAGATGTTACAGCATCATTAGTTCCAGATACTTGAACACCTTTTGTAGAAATTTGAGTGTAGTTAGTTAGTTTAGTTGTTGCAGACAAAGTAGCATAAGAAATACTTGCACCTTCAACAGCAGCATTAACAGCAGTAGCAGCTAACGCATCTGTTTGCCATTGGTGTGAAGTATTCGTTGCTTTTGTTTTTGCAACTCCAGACATAAAAGGTGTTTCAGTTGGTGATATTGAATAAATAATATCTGCCAAATCTTCTCTTATGCCGACTGTTTGATATGTTTGATATACAGCCATTGTTTATCTCCTTTAAGGTTATTGTTTATAAATAACGCATTAATAGTTCAGTAGCATCTCTTGCACTTCCTGATTTTTTTAATGCCTTAAGTTGATTCAACCTAGACTTGGAGTTTAATTCTTCTTTTGTTGACTTGACACCTGACTTAACAAACTTGGTTGGTTTTACTTTTTTAGAAACTAAATTAGGTTTTGCCTCTTTAGTTTTTTTAAAGTTCATCCCATCCATGATCACATCAAACATTCTTGAGTCATAAATTCTTGAAACATCCTCATTAGAGAATCCTTTAGAACTTAAGTAACTAACAATATTTGATTTAACTGTTGCACCTTTAATTGGGTCAGCTATCTCTGGATGTCTTAAGTGAAGTTTTCTTTGTTCTTCTCTTAATATTTCCTGAAATTGAGTTTGCTGATGCTCTCTCAATTTTTGCTGTGCCTCTTGTATCGTATTTTTTCTTTTTTGAATTCTACGATCAATTTTTGCAGCTTCAGTTGGATCTTCCTCCCAAAGTCTATCAAGTTCTTTGGAATTCATATCGTTGTTAATTTCAGCATTCAAAGTAACTACCAAAGAATTTAAATCGTCCATCTTTGTTGAATACTGTTTTTTAAGACGATCTTCTTCGGATTTAAGCTCTCTTTTTTCAATCGCTAACTCCTCTGTTTTTCGTCTATAGTCGGCATCTTTTTGATAACCTGCTTTTAATTCTTCAAGGTCAACATCAATCTTTTCACCATTCACTATGACCTGGTGTAGATCGGTTGTTTGTTCTTCAATCGCATTTTGATCTTCGGATGCTTCTTCTTCAACTGGAGCTTCCTCTTGAGGTTGAGCTTCAGGTTTTTGTTCAACTTCAGTTTCGGCTTTCGCTTCTTCTTTCGGTTCAACTTGTGCTTCTTCTTCTTGAGATTTATTGATAACACCTTTTGTGTCCATTAAACCTTCAATATGTTTAGCAGCACCTTGTATTGTTGCATTTGACAACAATGGGTTTGAGTCAGACATTTGTCCTCCTGTTGTTAAGCTGTCTTATGACTTGGCTTATTTTAACTATATAGTTAAAATTTTGTTTTGATTTGTTGTTTTCTAAAATCTTCAAGTTGTTTCTCTGCAAGTTTTCCTGTTTCAATTAAAGTTTGCAGATGTTGTTCAACTTTACCAACAACATTATAAGCAATCCAAAGTTTTTCTCTGGTATCGCTTTCTTTAGCACCAGTTTTTTCAAGTAGTGCTTCAGAATAAAGTTTTTTTAGAGAATCAATTGCCTCTACAAAAATTTTATTCTCTAGTAACTGTTTGGCTTGGTTGGATCGGCTGATTTCCTCCGATCTCCTTGCCTGGTCTTTGGTTTCCATTTAATCCTTGTACCTGTTTGCTGAACATATTAGCAGATTGTTGTGCTTTTTCAAGAATCTTGGATTGACTAGCCATCATCATCTTATCTAGGTCTGCATCAGCTTTGATTTTTGTCGTATCTAATTGTGTATTATATTTTAAAGCCATTTCTTTTATCTTCGCTTCAAAATCTAAAGCCATTTCTTCTGATTTATGTTGTAATTCTTTGTATTGCAACTCAAGATCAGCAATTTTTCTCTTATTCTCTGCATCAATTCTAGTAAATTCTATTTTTTCTATAGGTGTTAGAGGTGGTGGACTAGGTGGTGGCATCATTTGTTTGCCTACATCAGGGTCAACAAAGTAACTTTCTACATTTTTTAGACCTGCATTCTCAATAACTTTAGATAAAGTGTTATAAATGTTTTTTAAATTGACCATTGGAAACTCTTTTCCACCTTGTAATTGAAATGCTTGAAGTTGTCTTTCTAAAATACTGTTTAAAATTATAGTTTGTTGTTCTTTTGAACCTGTACCTAAACCAACTACAATAGATATATTAAATCTGTCTTTCCATTCTGTAGGTTTAACAGGAACATAAATATTATTTATCATAACAACTCTTTCTCTGTCTTGATATTTGACCATTAGTTCAAAAATTTTTCTAAATAAATCTTTGACACCAGTTTCTGCAAAAATTCTTGCAATCAATTCTGATCGCATTTGCGTTTGTGTCATTAATGTGTTGACACCAGTTGCAGTTTTTGAATTTAATGTATCTGCATCTAAACCTTGAGCAGACTTTGTAACACCAGTTCTAGCTTCTCTTACTGTATCTAAATAAGATAACAATGGAAATGCTTGATTAGATATTGGTTGAGCTTGTAAAGGTTGCATCACTTGGTTTGGTGGTTGTTTAGTTCTAACCACACCACCAGGTCTAGTTGTTAATAGATCATCCATGTTGACCATACCATCCATAACTGCAACTCTATTGTTGTTAGTTAAATACATATTATCTAACAACTGACGCATTACAGTTGATTTCATTAACTGTATGTCTTCTACTAATTCAGAAACTGATCTTCCATAAAATCTGTGTGGCATTGGTATAGGTGTTACAGTTACAAAAGGAATATTATCACATGGCATATTTTCTAAAACAATAGAACCATTATCTCCTGCCGAAACTATTTTACGAAGTTCTGCAATACCATCTTCGTCTTGATCGTATCTTACATAAGATTCATAAACTAAAACTTTTGTGTTTTGACCTTGAGTATAATTATCTACTGGGTATTCATCTACATTTCTTTGCCTGACCATATCTTCAGTATTATAAATATCATCACTTGAAGCTGGTAAATTTTTTACTTCTTCTTCGTCATAACCCATAGCAATTAAATCTGATCTTGACATTAAAACTTTATGAGAAACAAAATCTGCTTCTTGAATTGTTTTAGCATTTCTATCTATTAAAAATTCTTCAGGAGGTACAGATTCAATTTTTATTTTGCCATGTTTTTTAGTTCGTTTAATTTTACAATTATACAAAGTAAAATTTGGTTCTTCTATTTGAGAAGTATCTATACCTTGAGCTTCATATTGTTCTAATACTTTTTGATATTGTTCTTTCTCTTTCTCATCTTCAAATTCTTCTTCTGCAATAATTTCTATTTCATCTTTAGTATCATTTAAAGCATCTTTATCTTCTTTGGATAAATTTTCATAAGTTTCAAACTCTACAGTTTCTGATTCATCCCAATAAACTTTTAAGAAACCATTTTTTTCAATCAATGCGTCTTTGAAAAAATTGTATAATAATTGAAAGCCATCATTGTCTTTGTAAAAGACATGATTTAAATATGCAGTAGCTTGTTCGGCAAGGGGTACATCTTCGGCATTTACAGGTTCGCATCTGACTACTTTATCTGATGCAGTAAACACCCTTAATAAATTTGGTAAAATACTTTCAATTGTATCTGAAACATCTGTTGACACAACTTGGCTACGACCATCTATTTCTGTTCCAAGTTTGTCGCCTAAATAATATTCAATAGATTTTTTTCTAGCTTCGGATAGGTTGCCACCTAAATATCCTAAAGCAGTTTCAATGTGATTGCTTAAAAGTGTTTTTAATTTTAAATCTAATTCAGCCATGTTAAATTATATAATTAGTATTAACAACAATAGGTTTTGACCAGTCTGATCTTTTAATTGGTTCTACAATAGCTCCATATCGTATGCTATCACAAAAGTGAGATGACCAATTGTGTAAGGGTTTGTTCCTAAAACAATTGTTTTTTTCATCCCATCGTTTGCAGTAGGATTTTAATGCTTCTATGAGCTTTTTGCAATTGTTTTTATGAAAATAGCAATTTGGCAACATTCTCCTAACTTGTTCAATACCATCTTCAATACTTAATTTAGGAGCTATGTCAAACTCTAATCCTAGTTCCTTTGCTGTTTCCCACCTAGACTTATTTGTGCCTATCTCCCTAACTCTAATATCATGGGGTGCAATATGCTTTGAATAATTATAATCTTTGTTATCAATCACATTCAAATAATGCTCTAATCCCTCACCTGAATTTTCATAGCAATCAATTATTCTAATTTGATTATTATGCCTTTGAGCAAATGTAATAACTGTACTATCGTTCATTCCTAGATCCCACCAGGTTTCAACTTCCAAATCCTCATCTATTTCAAAATTTTTAATATTACCTTTTTGCTCTAACTCCTCTATAATTTTTCCATAATAAGATCCTGATATACCTGCTTGAAATGAACACTCAAACTCTTGAGCATAACTTTCTGGCGACATCGTTTCTTTCGCAGCTTTTAATTCTTCTTGGTCTATAATCTTGGTATCACTAGCTTTGAACACTTTGGTAAACCACCCTTCTGTGTGTTTGGCTTTTTCATGTAAATCAAAGAACCAGTTTCTCCCCATCGGTGTTCCGATAAATATGGCAAAACCATGTCGGTCAGAAAGAGCTGGTCTTAAGATGGTATCAAAGAGGTCTGGCGAAAGGTTTTGTGTTTCATCGCAAACTATTCCATCAAAATACTGTCCTCTGATTGCAGCACTATTCTCACCCCCAATAATTTGAATACGACTATTGTTTACAGAAAAATCCACTCTTAATTCAGACTCATTGAATTTTGTTCCTGGTATGGCAGCAGAAAATTGTTTTAAATAATCCCATGCAGTTGATTTACCTTGTAATCTAAATGGAGAGATAAAAGCATATCTAGGATAGGGTTTAGTGTTCGTTAGAGCTGCCTTAATTAAGTGATTGATAGCAAATACAGTCTTACCCCCTCTACGATGAACTATGACCACATTAAATCGGTTCATATCGCATTTTTTGTGCAAAAAATTTTGGATTTCTCTTGGTTTGTAAGGAATAACAATTTGTTTCATTTTATAACAAAACCCCCTTAGTGAATTGTAACATTATCATCAGGAAAGTCTGTTGGTAAAATAAATTGTGTTTTTAAGAAGTCGGTAAAGTCTTCAGCTTCTTCATTGCTTTTAAAACCTTGAAAGTGTGTAATCACAATCGGTTTCTTTGTGGTTTTATCTTTCATTATGAAAATTATTGTTTTTAGAAATTTATCATCCATTTGTTTATACCATACAACCAATTTTATTTATCAGCGAACAAAAAATCAGGCAACCCCAACTAGAAAACCCCCTATGTTCGCATTATGTTCTTATAATTTAAACAATTACAACCAACAATTTCGTATTGATAAATAATTACTATCAATAGCAAATGACCGATAACTAGTTGGTTATCACCAGTTTATAATAATTCTAAACTATATTGTTGTAACCATGCAACATTGTTGCATTTTTGCCACAATATCATGTGTAATAAACAAACTTTTTGTGTGTTTGTTTTGCCACAACTCCAATAAAATCAACATTAATTAAATATTTAATAAACATTTATTACCTATTTATTTGCTCCAACTAATGTTTAAAGGTTGTTTATCATCACCTTTTATTGTCAATTCTGCTGCTTTTCCATACCTTTTACTTGCGATCTTACTGGCATTCCATTGAGCTGAAGCAGTTATTATCTTGTAAAGATTAACCAAGTTCTGACCAGCTTTGCCATCTAAATCACCTCTTTCAATCTTATCTTCTAATATTTTTCTTTTATCTTCCAGCTCTGATAATTTTAAATCAACTGCTAACTCTTTAGACTTTTGATAACGCAACATTAATGAGTCATCTGCAATTAAATAGTTCCTAAAATTAGACCAAGTAATATCAACATCATCTTTTAAAAATACTTCTCTGATTGTGAAACCATCTGCAAAATAATCCAAGATCTTTTGAGCTAATTTTTCTGTAAGTTTTTTCTGTCTTGCCATAGTTTATAATGGTTCTAATGTGTGAGTCTGTCAGTTATAGAAAGGAAAGAAAGAAAGAATTTAAACCAACAGACTCAATAGTTATAACCTAATAATTTAGCATCTAAAGAGGGAGCTAAATATGTGATATTTATACCACAATATGTTGTATATTTACAAGTCAAAAACACTAGGTTTTTTACTAAAAGTTCGCTTGTCAAGGGTTATTGGATTTACTTTTAATTTTCCATCAAACATCAATTTGTCTATTATTCTTTGAACAGTAAACGCACCAAAACGACAGTTAAATACGATCCAACGCATCTGGTCCACCGACAGCATTCCACTTTCATAATCTTGTTGTATTTGTAAAACTATTTCAATCTTTTCAGGGGGGGAGTAGGTGTTCCTATAGCTTAACTGCAAAGGTTCATTATTATAATAATAAGGTTCTTCATTCATTTCTTAAAACCTTTAAACTTCTTATTATTATTGTTATTATTACTATTGTTATTACTCTTATAATGGTACCCAAATTTTGGGTAATCTGGGTAATTAAATTTTGACACCCTCTTTACTGAAATTTTGGGTAATCTCAAAACATACTTATTAGCAGAGGATAATCTGTGTATAATTAAATAACCATTATCAACAAGCTCTTTTTTGGCTTTTTGGAGTGTATTCACACTACAATTTAATTTACTACAAAGATTGCTATTTCTCAAATTCCTATAGTTATCAGATAAACTTTTTATATAACAAAAGAGCAATTTTGCGTCATTTGACAACCTTGAGTCGTATATCAATTGATTTGGGATCTGGGCAAATCCCTTCTTTATTTTATCCATATTTCCTTCCTTGCAAGACCTCTTTTAAGCATACCCAAATTTTAATCAATCAGAACATTTAGCGAACATAAATTATTTTACACTCTAGGGTTTTTATACTTGCTTAATAGAACAAAATGTATA